CTTCGGCAACCTCTGTGAGCCGACTCACTTCGGCGTGGATCGCACCACGGCGACGGGCACGGCGAACATCCTGCAGAGCACGATCGTGACCCACGGCCTCGCCGCTGGCGGCGGTCTGCCCGCTGGTGACCGTGGGCTGGCGAGTGCTGACCTGTCGCTGGAGCGTCTGCAGTACATGTTCGATGTGCTGCAACAGGACGCTGGGGTGGACGCGAACGTGCTGGTGATGAACGCGCTCATGCGTCATCGCTACACCGTGCAGCTCACCGGCATCATGGGCACGCAGAACAACGTCTTCGTCAGCGGGGACAGCGGGAAGCTCCAGGAGAACCAGCAGAACCTGGCCTACGGCGGGGTGAAGTTCCAGTACGACCGCACCTTCCCGATCTGCACCATCGCCATGCTGCACAGCGACGCCTGGTTGCTCGCGGAGTTGACGACTGGGCAGTTCGCGGACGAGGACGGCAACGTGCTCTTCAGGGTTGCGGGGCAGGACGCCTACGAGGGCTTCTGGAAGCACCGGTACAACATCGCGTGCAAGCGGCCCAATGCGCAGGTCATCCTGACCGGCATCACGCCCACCTAGCCCCCAGCGAGGTGTAGGGGCGTAGCGTCGAATCCCCTTGGCGCTGCGCCCCGTTCTTTATATGCAAGACCTCTTCTACCTTGTGGCGTCAGTGGTGCTCTCGGAGTTCGGCTACTATACGTGGCTACTCATCCGAAGAGAGCGCCTGTACCTCAAGGAAGTGGAGTATGATGGCGCGACGCTGATGGACACTGTGCGGCAGGAGTGGGGCGATGGCACTGACGGAGAGTGAACAGAGGAAGCGCGTCGCCACGATGCGTGCCGCCGGTTCCGTTGGTGGCGGGGATGGGCCATCACCACAGCAGCGGTTCAGGACCGTAGATCCGTCGGTCACGCTGAAAGGAACGCCCCCGTCGAGGGTGCCGTCAATAAGGGGGATGGGTGGCGCTGTGACCGGGCTGGCTGCCACAGGCGTGTCGGCCGCCGTTGGCGCGGCCTCGGCAGGCCCTCTTGGCGCTATCGCAGGCGCCCTTGTGGGTCTCATCGGAGGCGCCCTGACCGAGCAGGAGGCGCAGCGGCAGCAGGAGAAGGAGGGTGTGCGAGCCCAGCAGATCGCGATGGAAAACCAGAAGGCGCTGGCCGGTGCGAGCCTCGAGACACAAAGGAGCGCTCAGAGGGCGGAGATCGCTCAACAAATGGCAACGCCACGGCAGGAGATGATGGAGCCACCGAGACGCCGCGCTGCCCCTGGGGCCGCTAGTCGCATCGCAGGCACGCTGTTGGGGGGATAGGTATGGCCAAGTTTCCCACAGACATGCACTCCCACATCTTGCGCTCGAGGAGCGAGAAGACGCGCCACGAGCGCGAGTGGTCTGCCGCCATGCGGATGCTCTCTGGTGACCAGTGGCTCTATTGGAGCAAGAGGGCGCAGGACTACAACGTGATGCGTCGCACCCCTGGCGAGGTGCGGGTCACGGTCAACCAGATGCTCAACATCGAGCGCAACATCATCGCTCGGCTCACGATGAACGCGCCGACCCCGGTGGTCATCCCGGCGAGCGACCACGTTGACGACATCACCAAGGCGACGGCCAGCGAGATGGCGCTCCGCTACTTCTGGCTCTCGGACAAGCAGAACCGGGTCTGGTCCGCCGCCATCCGATGGATGTGCCAGACCGGCAACGCGGTTCTGCACACCTTCTACGAGCCCGGCGTGGAGGTCAAAGAGCAGCTCGACATGCAGCCTGGAGACTTCCCGAGCGATGATGGGGAGAAGGAGGACGAGGTTATCGGCTCGAAGACAACGAAGGGTCGGGTGCGATGCCGCGCCGTGAGCCCGTTTGATGTCTTCTTCGAGCCGGGCGTCCACAGCCCAGAGGAGGCCAGGTGGACGGCCATCCGCACCTACACCACCAAGGCCGAGCTCAAGGATACCTATCCCGAGAAGGCCACTGAGATCGACAACCTCCCTGACGACAGCGAGTACAAGTTGCTCGACTATCAGGAGTACAAGCCATCGAACCGCATCGAGGTCTTCGAGGTCTACTGGCGAGATGGCCGCCACGCCATCATGGTCGGGGACACCTACCTCCAGAAGGAGGTCAGTGAGGACGTGCGCGCAATCTTCCCTGTCCGCATGATGCGCTACCACATCATCGAGGGAGACCTGTGGGGCCAGGGGCCGATGGTGCAGATCGCAGACCTGCAACAACTCTACAACCGCACCAGGACGCAGATACACGCCAACGTCAGGCTCATGGGCAACCCGCCCTGGCTCATCCCGCGCACAGCAGATGTGCGTAAGGGCTCGATGATGAACAAGCCTGGCGCAGTGGTCCGGTTCACTCCCGGCGGCGGAAAGCCAGAACCCGCGAACCCGCAGCAGATGCCGTCGCATGTGCTCAGAGAGCCCTCGGTTCTGAGAGAGGAGATGAGTGATGTGGCAGGCGCTCACGGCATCACCCTGGGTAGGCGAGAGCCCGGCGTTAAGAGCGGCGTCCACGCACGCACGCTGACGCAGCAGGACGCGACACAACTCCTGATGACTCAGAACGAGATCGTCTATTCGGTCGAAGACACGATGAAGGCGGTGCTCTTGCTGATGAAGCGGCACTATAACGAGACCAGGGTCATCAAGATGCTCGACGCGGCCGGGACGCCAGCGTGGAAGGCCATCTCGAGCGTGGACATCGTTGACAACCCTGAGATCCACATCAACGCCGACATGCTCTTCCAGGTCGACGCGGCCAACCGCGAGGTCAAGGTGCTCGAACTCGTGCAGTTGCAGCTCATGAGCCCCGAGGAGGCCAGAGAGGCCATCAGCTTCCGCACCTACAACCAGCAGGTGGCGCAGAAGTTCCTCGCCCTTAGCCATGCCAAGGAGATGCTGCAGTCCGTCATCATGGGCAGGAACATCAGGATCTTGCCCACCGACGACCTCGATGCGTTCCTCAAGGTGTTCAACGAGTTCAGTCAGTCCACGGAGTTCTATGACCTCCCGCAGGACCGGCAGTCTTACATCACGCAGATCATCGTCGATGCGGCCTTTGCCAACGAGGACGATCAGGTGCATGCCGAGCAGGCCGCACGTGTATCGATTCATCCGAGGGACAAGAAGCCGGTGCCGGTGCCGCAGTCGGTAGCCATGCCGGCCCCGCCGCAGGATGCGATAGGCGCCGACCCGTTCGCGGAGGTGCCATTCCCGGCCGAGGGGCAGAACGTCCCGGGCGTCGCTAGCCCGCCCATGAACGTGCCAGGAGCGGGACGATGATGGTCGAAGAGGTCGCGGCACTATACCGCCGCTACATGGACGAGCCCGACCAGACGTTCGTCGACAACGCCCAGATGGCCACGTTTCTGAGCCTGGCCTACGATGACTTCAGGAGCATCGTTGTCGAGATGGACGCATACGTCTATGCGGCGAGTCATACGGTATTGCTCGCCTCGGCGCGCACGCTCGACCTCACGGGCGTGCTCTTTGGGGCAGCAGCGCCAGCGGCCACCAAGCTCTACCAACTCGTAGACATCTACGCAGTGGATAGCGTGGCGCTGCCCAACACCGTCTTCAGGCGACTGAGCCCGGCGGTGAACCTCAAGAGCACCTACGATGGGCGCACCGACTACGGGCTCAAGGGGCCGACGCTCTTCTTCAGCGACGAGTACAGCGGCACCATCCGCATCGACTACATCCCCGAGCAGAACATCAACTGGGCCGCCGGGGTCGCCGCTGGCACCAACGTCTACATCGACGACCTGAACAGGTTCCATGACCTCATCGCGCTCATCGCATACCTGCAATACGCCATCATCGATTCGGCAGAGCAGCCGCAGCTCGTAGCGCTGCTCATCCGTCGCCAGACGCAGTTGAGGGCATATCTCGAGGCTCGTAGCGGCGGGATCATCGAGCGTGTTGCTGACGTGGAGTACATGTGAGATGGCGGTTAAGTATGAAGAGATCGAGATCCTTGGCGAGGGCATCAAATATGACCGCCCGACCAAGGGATCCTTCGCGCTCAACATGCTGCGCCGGTACGGCGCCTGGGAGGTGCGTGAGGGCTTCGGGCAGTTGGCGGAGCTCGACTCGCTGATGCCCTACAGCATCGGCTCCTATTCGCGGGGATCCGATACAACGTATGGCTACACCAAGCACTTGGGTAGTTATGTGATCAAGACCGACTTCGGCCACACCCAGATCCTGAGCATCTTCAGGGCCCGGTCGTTCACTGACGAGGCGTCCGAACTCGCCGCGACGAGCCCGACATACGGGGCGCAGATCATCGACTCCATCATGGTGAGCATCTATGACGTGACCACCGGCCAGAGGTGGGACGAGCCGATTTACAACCACACTTCCGACACTGGTGTGAGCGCCGGGGACATGCAGTTTCGCCACGGAAACTACGAGACCACGAGGACGGAGGACGCCCAGGCGTGGGTGAGCACCACGTCCGAGTCCACGTTCTTCTTCTCTGAGGTTGGAGACACGGTCTACTTCGGCTCACCGACAACACCGCTCTATGCCTATTCGCCGGCCACCTTCCGCGGCGCTCGGCTCAGATCGGTGGCGACCTTCAGGGAGGGCAGGCACGGGTTCGAGAACCAGGGCGAGTGGAGCCGTCCCTACTCCGAATCCTCGATGGTCTGGCGCGTGAGCCCCACCCAGGGGGATGAGCCAGAGACGTACACCTACCGCACGCAGTCATCTCTGCCGAGCCCGCAGGCGTTGACGACGTTTGACGGCGCGCTGGTGCTGGCCAACGAGCGGGTTCTGTACTTCTCGAACCTGTTCCAGCCGGCGGTGTACATGGACACAAACGCCGTCGTCGTCCCGTCGGAGGAGGAGATCGTCGCTCTGGGGACGTCTGGGCAGAACATCTACATCTTCACCAAGGGGGAGACCTGGGTGTACGCGCCGGGCCCAAGCGTGGAGCTCGGCGTTGGCGCTGCGCCCATCAGGATCTCAGACTCCATCGGATGCGTGGCGCATGGCGCCGTGGCCAAGTTCGGCGAAGCGCTGATGTGGGTGAGCCAGGTAGGCGTCCACGTTCTGTCTGGCGGCTTCGAGATCCAGACGATAAGCGGCCCCATCGCACCACTGTTCACCGACTTCATCACTGACCCGGCGACCACGTTCTTCACTGCGACCACCGCCGACACCGGGGCCACCGACCTGA